TAACGGCCAATAGTTTTAGACCTGGGCTTTTGACCCAGGTTTTTTTTGTTTTGTTTAAAGGGATTAAGTTGAAATTGTTTGCTAGTGCCAAATGGATTGGCAGAGAGAAAGCCCTGGAGTTCTTTATTAACGTAAGAGCCGGATGCTATGAACACGGCTAGAACATTGCGAAATTGACTCTCTGAGAGAGAAGACATTTGTTCTTGACTTGTGATATCGATACCGAATCGTTTTTGGAGCATGGTATTGATAGAGTTATCAACGCCCATTGATAGCAGTAATTGACTGCGTTTGAATTTATCGGTAGATGTAATTATATTGTTTAGGATGACCTTCGTTTCCTCTTCGGTCTTTTTAATTTTTGCAGCCGCGGAAGGAAGGGTAACTTGGTTAAAGTTTTTATTATTGAGTCCGAACTGACGATCGGAAATAATTTTGTTGGTATCAGTTGAATACCGAGAGGCACCAGACGATATTTCGGACGATTTGATACTAGCATCAGCAGATATTTTTGAGGCTTCGAGTTGAATATCTTGGCCTCGTTTTTGAAGTGCGCGATCAGCGTTACGATTGATAGAATCCGCGAGATTAACATTGCGGGAAGCATTGCCGAGTACCTGGCCAGCGCCGGAAGTAGAACTACCGCCGGAAGCTGATGAGCCGTAAAATTCCTGGGGAGTAAGGCCACGGGACTTGGCCATATCCCAGTCATATTGAGAACGTTCTTTGTAAGAGCGATTGTCGATCTCGGCGCCGCGTTTCGCATCCGATCGACCAAGAGCTGAGTCGAATATTTTGGCGCCAGCGGCACCAAGGATAGATGAACCAAAGAACATTTAGCTAACCGCGTTTTGCATGGTTGGGGGTTTAACGGCAAGCCGTTGAACAGATATTTGTCCCGTTGCTCGAGCAGTAAGAGCGGAACTAGCATCAAGAGCTATTCCGAAGAACAGAGGGCGACCGAAATAAGTGTCGCCACTGACCAGGTTAGGAACCATTATTAATTCATCAATTGAATTAAATATGGGGATTACATAGACCTGGTTGACATCATCATCAGCGCCTGTGATCGAGGCTGGAGCGTAACCGATGATTAGATGAGATGCGATATCGACGAGAGTCGTTTGTATATCGAGAGATGCTTTTACGCGGTAAGGAGCGTTATCACCGATAGGCTCTTGCATATAAACACCTATGGCTTCACGGTAGCCAGCGGTAATAGTAGCGAATTCACCGACTGCTGCATCCGCAACGTCAGAATGAACAGCTGTTTTTGCATTGACGAGAATGTTACCAGCCGACCGAACTGTTTCAGTTGGCCAGGTGAGCTTCGCGGCGAGGGAGTTTGTCCAGATACCATCGCGTTGAATATTTTTAGGAGCGCTCATAACATTTTACCGCCTTTGGGAAATTCCTGGTCTTTACCACCTGGTCGGGGGTAGCTTTCATCGACGAGCCCGGACATATATGAGTCCATAGAATCGCCGATAGGTTGTGTTGATGATTCTTTGAAGAAAACATCGACCATGTAATCATCGAGAGATTGAGAACGAAAGGCACTTTTGACGCGGGTAGCATCTTTAGCTTCCGCTTGAGTAGTAGGCACCAGCATGTAAGGAAAACTATCACGAATGTCGATAGAGTTTCCGATAACATCGTGGTCGCTACGCCATTGCCAACCGGCGGGTAAGTAGCCGAGTTGAGTGGTAACGCCATTTTGAATAACATCTTTGATTTGTACAGGTTGTGGCCGAGCCGTAGAGAGATATTCGGGATCGGCAGTCATTTCGAACCAGTCGAGATTGTCCTTGGCCAGCGGCATACAGCCTTCAATAGTAGAGGCGAAACGGACAGTAAGTAGAGTAACCAGAATACAGTGTTCGGGTGCTACAACACCCTTGATTTTGTGATTGACGCTGAAGTCAAATAGCGATTGCCATTGCCCGAGGCTTGCGCCGTCGGTAGCTGGAATTTCGCGAGGATTTACGCCGACTTCAACTTGATCGAGCATGATGGGTACCTGGTCAACTTCGCGCGAGCCGTCACCTTTCCATGTTTCTTTTACAAGTTCCATCCAGCGATTATAGGATAGTACATCGCGTTTCATTGCGGAACGAAAACGGCCTTGTACTTCTGCGAGATTGCGAATGTCGATAGCTGAAGCGACAGAAACCTCATGATCAGGGGTTGCTCCTGGTGAGGAATCGAAGCGACAACGATTCCATGCTTTAGATAGAGGTACAGCTTTTACGCCGTGATTGCCGATATCAGCTGCGAGGTAATCGGCGTTTTCAGGCCATTTGTACCACTCGTTGACACAGCGTAGATAAGCATCCTGGTAGAATTTGTAGTAATTGGCGAGTACTGCGCCACTTGAACCGATACCGAGAGAGGACCAGTCGATTTGCGAACTAACGACAGGTGGAGTTATTGCTGTAGCTGGCCCTTCTTTGACATAGTCAGTGAATTCAGGCCAGACCCAACGGAGAGGAACCATAAACGTAGCGAGGTGAGCATTGATACGCATCACGTCACGTTCGCGTAGGGCTTCGAGCCGAACCGAACCGCTGATATCGACGTTCATGCGTTCGCCAGGCATTAGCATTTGCTGCCTGAGACAGTTAACCCGACCGATTTTGCCGGTTTTCAGAGTGTGCCCACCGCGATTAGTTCTGCTCATTTTTTGTTTGCCTGTTTAATGGTTTCAGCAACATCCTTGGGAAAACGACTAGATCTGCTCATTTTTTATTTGCCTGTTTCATAGTTTCAGCAACATCCTTGGGGAAACGATGTGCCGAGGGTTCACCCCCGTAACCACCTGAATAAGCGATTACGAGGGACATTAATTGTTGCACCGACATGTCTTTGACCTCATGAGTGCCGAGTATACCTGACGCGGCGTCTGCGTCAAATGTATCTGGTGCTTTGGTACAGGCTAACAGCCTGTTTACGGGTGCTACTACTTCTGCGATAAGGGCAGCAACGTATTGACCTGGTAGAGGGAGTGCCGGCATTCCGGCGATAGTCATAGATACCTCGGCCACTGATGCGATAATTGACCGCATTTGCCTAGCCTGATCAGGTGACCAATATTCAGCCTGAGTGAGTATATCCCAGTGATGTTCATCGATGCCGTGGCCTTTGTGAAGGGTAGTGTATTTGTTTTCATTTTGAGCGAGTATTTGTGCGCCATGTTGAAATGCCTTATGGATGTCCAATTTCGTTTGCTCCTATTTTAATAGATTTTACTCGTAGTTTTTCACGAGGGAAGATTGTGCCGATGAAAGTATTAGCGATTAGGGCCTTTGTATCAGAGTACCCGATTTGCTCGGGGAGGAGTTGACTTACCCAATCGTAGAATTGAGATGAATCCATCCTGTCTGGTCTCGCTCCACTTCGAACGCTCGATAGCATCTTCGTGAAGGTGCTGGAGTTGCTTGTGATTAGTTCGCTCAAAGTGAGTTGCTTCTGCCTGAATTTCATCAAGTAGAGTTGACGTTTCGCCACGGAGCGCAGTAATCCGAGAGGCACCATATGGATCCTCATTAGAAAAAGGTTCGTAGTGCTGCTCGGCGCTCTCCAGGTCAGTGCTTCGACGGTCATTTGATCGAGTTGACTCAGAGCTGCTCGGAGGGTGTTTATCCCGAGATTCCTGGTTGCTTTCATTCGGTGATGCCATTCTTTGTGCTCCTTAGATAGATATTTAGTGATGTAGAATCCCGATGTCCTCGGGGTGCTTACTTTCATTGGCCGCCCTGATTTATCGAGTGGGAGACAGAATTGGTGATTGGTTTGATAGATATCGGCAACGTGTCTAAAGTAGAGAGCTGGCGATAAATGCGGTAAAGACCATCCCCATAAGGTACGCATTGGTAAACATTCATTGTGTTTGCGGTTGGCTGGATTTCTGATCCCTTTGTTTGGGCAAGTTCTCCAACTAGGAGGAATTGCCCTGAGCCAGATAATAAAATGGCCGTGATGATGCTCACGACTTTTGCCATGCTCGATAACTCCTGCGTACGTAACATACTGAGATTCGCTCCGATAGGGCGGTTTATGGGCTGGTGGTTCGCCGAGTTC